ACGTATCACCATGTTCATCACGGGCTTTCAGGAGGAATTGCTCCGTTGTTGAGGTTCGCTTTGCGACAGCCTGAGCGTCCCCGCAGCGGGGGCAACCATTCACTTTGGCCACAACCACTTCTAAGACGCTGCTTTCCCAACGGTGCCCACACTCAAGGCACCTCCACCAAGCCTCGTACTTGCTATAAGCTGTGAAATCGCTTGGTAGCGTCACGTTCTTACTGAAGTCCCACAACGCCGCGCGGTCTGGGTGCGTGGTGAGAAAGCAATTTGAATCTGCGGCCTGCTGATTACAGCAGCAAGGGCAGCCGGTCCCTGTCCCTTCCGCCGTCCGGTGAGCCACGGTGGTCGGCCATTCATGGTCGTCGGCCACGGGGCATTTCCACCAAATATTACGGTGACCTGAAGCGGCTGTAACGTCCTTGGGTGTAAGACTTCCGTTTTTAGTTGAGTGCCACTGAGCCGCGATTTCCGGGTGCGTGGTTAGAAGGCAATTCGAATCCACAACCTTCTGGCCCACACAGCAAGGGCAATCCGTCCCGCTATGAGTGCGGCAGCTAACTGCGGTTGGCCATTCGTGATCATCGGCAACCGGGCATTTCCACCAGACCTTTCGATGGCTACACGCTACAACATCTCTAGGTGTGAGAGACCCGTTCTTGGTCGGATGCCACTGGGCTGCAATCTCCGGGTACACGGTTAGAAGGCAATTTGAATGGGCGACTTTATGACCGGAGCAACAAGGGCAACCGTTCCCGCCCCCACTCGTTCTGTTGCATACGCTGGTCCGCCACTCGTGGTCGTTGGCGACTGGGCATTTCCACCAAATCTTTCGGCTACTGCTCCCGGACATAACGTCTTTGGGTGTGAGCGAACCATTTTTGGTCGGGTGCCATTCGGCGGCAATCTTCGGGTGGGTGGTTAGCAGGCAAGTTGAAAGGGAAACCCTGTCCCCGAAACAAAAGCCGCATCTGGTGCCCTTAGTGGCACGATTGTTTACGGTGGCGGGCCATTCGTGGTCATCGGCAACCGGGCATTTCCACCAGACCCGGCAATTCATTCCAAAGGTCACATCTTCCGGCTTAAGATCGCCGTTCTTGGTTGGATGCCATTGGGCGGCTATCTCCGGGTGGGTTTCGTCAAGGGTCACCTTGGCTAATACCCGTCCAGTCGCCCCCGCAAACTAGGATTTTTCTGATAAAGAAAAAGCCGATAATTCCAGGAGAATTCTGGCGCTATTCCGGTACTTATCCTTCAGCGGCCCAGGCCGTGATTAGAGGACTAATAGATATGAGCACCCAACCAAATGGACCGACCGGGCCGACCGGGCCACCGCCACCGCCGCCAACGCTTGCCGACTTGTTGCACGTCGAAATGACGCCGGAGTTACGGGCGAAGTACATTGACCTGCTTGGCCAGCACACGAACGCTACCAACCCGCCACCGCAGGCCATAAGGGAAGAAAAACCGGCACCTTTGCCACAAGGCGAAGCGGACCCAGAGTTCAGCTTCGATGACTTGAAGATTCTAGGAGCCGACAGCAAAGGTAAGGTCTACCTGCAAGGCCGCTATTACGTTGCTGAAGACGAAGACGACCCGTTCAAGCCGTGCATCATTATTACCACCCGCCGCGCTTTCAAGAAGGCTTTGGATTACTGGCTTGATGATAAGGCCGATTACTGCGAACGCTGGGGCAAGCTGGATGGCGCTGACGGTATAGCGTTCTGTGGTGTTATGGGTAGCATGCACGCACTTAAATGTGTTGAATTGCCGGAAGACAATTGCTGTGATCTTTGCCCCGGTTTCTATGAAGACAACGCCGACCCGGACGACCACAGTAAATGGACTCCAAAGCCGGTGCGGACGTTCTACGTTGCGTCATTCGCTGAAGGCTGTAATATGGAGCATGGTTAGACGGGAAGGGGTTTACAACCCTTCCCGCGCTATCAACTCGCTTTCGATTGTAGCGCTGTAAACCTCAAGGGCCTTTGGTAGCGCCCTATCGACGGCGGGCCATATGAAGGGATGTGGTGGAACCACACCAACCGCTTTATGCCCCTGGTCAATATGGGTGACCATGACATGCCCCCACTCCGTTCTAGCGGCAATCAGATTTTGATCGCCGAAATCCAAGCGTGATGATCCGCGAAGACCGTCACTCGACGTGCTCACCCTCACCCGGATACTGGCCTTAAGCGCCCCCGTACCGTCGTCGGGGCAAGCATTTTCTACTTCAGTTCTAATCACGGCCATGGCTTCCACCAACGCTTTCCTGAGCACGGCCCGCCGTAGACGATTTTGCATGTTATTAAACATGTCAGTGACTTCTTTGGCGTCGTAAACCAAGTAGGGTTCAGATGGCATCACTACACGTCTGATAGTCGAAAGGTCGGTTAAGCGGCTTCTTCCTGCCGTGTGGGAATCACGCGGTCAGGTGACCAATCCATGAGGGCGATCTGGCGTTTGAGAAGGTTCATTCTTTATGTTTCGGATGATGTACACCCAACCGAAAGGTTTTAGGTGTTCTTCGCTTTGTTCTTCCACATAAGCTAATACCCGTCCGTGGAAGCCGGTTGATGGTTAAAAGTGAAATAAAGCCCTGCGGGCATTATCTCTTCGCTTCAACGGCCTTCTTCGCTTCTGGCAGCGCCTTTACAAAGGCCGCTGTCAAAGCGAGTCCGCAAAGTGCAATGCCAGCGAAGATTAGCGCTGCCGGGTGACTGATGAGCGCAATACCCGCCGTAACAAGCGCCAAGCCAAGCCAAAGGAAGATTCTAAGTTTCATCGTTTACACCACCGCCGTGTGATCGACGATAAATGTCTGCATGACGCGGAACGCCGACGCATTTTCATCCCAATTGTCAACCAGAAGGTCGGCGTAGCAGCTAATCACACGGATGGCAGAGCCAGCCTGTAACAATCCCTCAAAACCGTCCAGCGCGTTCAGCACCGCTACCTCTAGCTGCTTGCAGGTTTGATACGTCACCGCGAAACAATCAATTTGAATCCGCTTTGACTGAATTCGTTTGTTATCTAAACTACGTTCGATGGTCCTGCCCACGGTGCATATGCTGATCGCGGGCCAAGATGCATCGGAGCGGATGAACGCCGGATAAATTTGGGATTGCGGAACAAGAGCCGTTATCGCGCCTTGGGCGGCCAAGAACTCTTTAAGGTCCACTTCCAGGAGCGAGATAGGCATTAGGCTGGCACCTCAACACACAGGAGCTTCCAGACCTTGTTCCGCTCATCGACATTCCGGCTGATCTGGACCCTAAACGTCTTCGTTGCCGACACGATTTGATTCCCCGCCACAATCGTGAAGTTAGGTGACCAACGCATCGTTATCAGATGTGTGCTGACAGAAGACAAGTCCGTGTCCGCGTAGACTTCCTTAAAGTTCAACCCGCCCAACGACTCAATCGACGCGCGGGTGGTGTAAAGAGTCGTCCATCCGGCTGTGGCGTCCGTGGTATCGGTTACCGTCCACTGGTCACCGGTAGTGCGGTTCAGTTGTTGAACGGTAACGATATGGCGGAGCTTCCCGGCTGCGATGAATAGGGGATCAACCATTTAGTTGTTTCCCCAAGACCAGTAGGTGAACTTCGCAGTGTCAAGCAGGGCGTTGACGCCCAAGGGAATGCTGGTCAGGCTGTACGCGCTGCTAGCTTCACGATTGTTGTACCAGTGGCCGACTAAGAGCTTTATTGCCACGCGGATGGTTTCGGGGCAAGTGTCTACCTCCGCGCCATCACCATAGGTGCCTGAAACGTAAGTGATCTGGACGCCACCAGGGAAGTATGAAGCCGCCCACGGCCAAAAGGACCCGGCAGCCGGAACGATGCGCCCAGGCTCGCTCTGGGTATCGGCAAAGTAGGTCGTAGGATCGATGGTCTGCGCGGTGCCGGTGCTATCCAAGTAAGTAATTGACGTGACGCTCACCAAGCTTGGTTTGGGGACGCGGAACATGACGCCATTCCAGTAGTAGGACCAAGTCCAATAGCCTTCGCCGTGGCCGGTGGCCGGGAGCGTATTGTCACCGATAAAGAATGGAAACCAGTCTTTGGTTAGCTGCCACGTTTGGTTATAGAAGGAACGATTACAGTAGTTTTCAGCGTACTGGCGGGCGGCAACGATAAGAGCGGTAATCAGGCCATCGTCTTGCGTGAAGCCAGGATCGAGCACAAGAAATGCTTTGGCGTCACTGAGCACCACGGGCTCAATGATCGGTCCTGTGATTAGACGGAGTTGTACCGACATAAGTTAACCTCTGGTTTCGGTGCGGGTCTTCCGGGTGGCCGTTTCTTTGACCGGTGGCGGTGCCTCTGCTTCCGAAGGCTCAGGGTCGATAAGCTTGGCGACTCCGATGGCGATCCAGGTTTTGGCTAGATCAGCCGGGACGTCGCGGATAACTTCTCCAGGACAGAAAGGGGCGAAGCCGGAAGAGACGAAGGACTTGATGATTCGTATTTGCATCTAACAAAGGGTTTGAAAGTTGGAAGGCTGGCACCAAAACGAAGAAGCCGGAGTCCTTCGGTAGAAGGGTCCGGCTTCTTTTGTTGTTACCGCCGTGGGCGGCTTTTTATGCGTGGCCGACCGAATTGACGATGGGGTGAGCGTTCGTCATGTCGAGTGAAACACCACCCGCTCTAACGTAGCCGATGAAACCCACTTCGAGTTGGTCCATGTAGCGCTCAGACAAACGAAGGACGGTAAGATCGCCCACCTGACGCAACAAATATCCGGCTTTGAAGTCGCCCAGTTGGACCGCGACGTTTCCGGCTCCGATGTTTGCCATGGACTGATTGAGAACGACGGGCCGACCAAGCAACGTGTCAAACGCGCCGCTGGACGGACTGGTGATAAATAAGGGCCTCGAAAGTGTGTCGGTGACACCCAACAGGTAGCCGCGTGTCGTGCTGTTCATCACGAAAGTGGAGTTACCCAGGTACGCAGGGTCAAGACTTGCAAATAGATTTACAATGTCTGAGTAACCAACGACGCCGGGGCCGCTGGTCGTATCCACGTTATGAGCGCCGGTAAGGATGCTCTGAATGTTGCCCGATGAACTGCCGTTGGTCACCAAGTTGGACAACCCACGGTAGTAGCGAACGCCAAAGGCGTTCTTCAGGAACTCATCGACGGAAAAGTACGAATCCTGCAAACTCTGGATCGACACCTTGACAGCGCCGGTCGTCAACATGTCTGGCGTGACGATCTTGCCACTTGTGGTTGGATCAACTTCAGGTACCGCAACGGTCTCACCAAGGACGGTAAGGCTGTTGGCGGTATCATCGACAAGGCCGACTTTGGTTGGCGAACCGTCGCTGACCTTCTGAACGTTAATCAGGCTGATGATTTGGCCCACGCTTTTTTCCGCCTCAATTAGGGACGGATAGAAGCCCTGGGGTATCCAGTAACCTACGGAACCTGCGCCACCGACACCGGTGGTTA